GTGATGCTGATGTTAGAAGAAGAAGCCCAACCAGATGTTAAGAAACCAGTAGCAGTTGTAGTTGCAACAGAAGCAGTAACAGTAGTTGTACTGTTGTTACCGAAAGTCTGTGATACTACGTTTTGATCTAATTTCCAATTCATACCAGCAGAGTCACGACCCATTAACCCTTTGCGATACTGTTCGCCAATTGCTTCTTGTGGCACAAATAAGCCCTTCAAAGAATCAACAATAGTAGCAGATGTAAATGGTTCAACGATACAAGCACGTCTACCGTCTCTTGGAGTACCTTCAGCATCGAGGTAAGCACCAGCAGTTAGATATGTAATCAAACCTGTTGGAGGAGTACCAGCAACACCAACGATGTTTGCTGTGTTAGCAGTAGCCATAACCATACCATCACGGTCAATTTTGTTAGCAATTGCAGCAACAGCAGGCTTCAATACACGGTCGCTAAACATATCTAAAGATAATGCTAAGTCTTGTGTTGTGAATTGTGTTGATACTTGGAACTGCGTTGACAATGTAACAGGTACTGAAGTCTCGTTAAAATCCTCAACAACTAATTGAGGGCCTACTGCACCTACGAAACGACCAGGTCGTCTTACATTTACTGTGTTACCAATCTTACCACCTACAACAGCAAATTGATCATCGTAATTACGGTCAACTTCTGAAGTAAAGGTAAGTTCGTTTTCCAATACCATCAACGCTTCGTTGGTGATTTTGGAAATGGTTAATAAATTATTAGCCATGATATTTCCTTTATAAATAAATTAGGGTTTACCTAATCCTTTTAGCCTGTCTCATAGCCTTGTACTGTGCATAAGTCATTTTATCTGTATCAGTTACAATAACTTGTTCACTTGTACCAGCTTTAATCGGACTAATTGGAGCAGGTGCTTTTGATTTCACAGCAACAGTTTTCACTTCTTTAGGCTCATTCTTTTCAAAACGAGCTTCCAATCTACCTATTTGTCTCAAAGCAGTAATAAGTGATGATTTACTGATTTTCTCTGCAATATCTGGGTTCTCAGCCAAATGGTACAAAATGCGTGGCCCAACTTCGGACTCTAAAATTGCATCTCGTACTTGATCGCTAACAACTACATCGCTAGATGCCACCATATCATCATAATCAGGTAGTTCTGATTTAGTCGATTCAAGTCTCGTGTTCCAAGTTGATATAACTTTTTGACGTTCTTCTTGATTCTTCTTTTCAATATCTTCCTGTCTTGCTCTCATTACAGCGTTTTCAGCACTCCAATCAGCTAATGCTTCTGCGTATTCAAACGCATCTACAAACTGATCTGGCTTCGGCTTATCATCCCTGCTCTGCTCCTGTTTAGGTGCAGCCTGTGATTCCAATGCCTTTAAACGAGTTTCCAATTCTTCACGTTTACTACGTTCAATCTCTGCTTCTTTACGCAGTTGTTCACGTTGTTTCGTAAGTTCTGAAAACCTCTTTTCAAGTTTCGGATTGGGTTTCCGTTCTTCTGTTACTTTTTCCTCATCCTCTGCAACTGGTTTACTCTGTTCTACAACTTCTTTAATTGGCTCTGTAGGAGTTGTCTCTACTACAGCCTCAACTTCAGGTTGGTCAGCTAAACCTAATTTATTTGCATAAAATTCGGCACTATTTTCACTTGTTAAAACATTTGACATGGAATTCTCCAAGGGTTTACCCAATGTACCTCATTGGTAAGGTTTAATTATCTTAATACTTTTGTTGTAAAAATACAACTATATTGCACGTTCAACTGCTTCAGCTTTTGCTTCTTTTACAGTTGACATACTCATTTGCGCCAAAATCAATGCTAATTGCGCTTTCATACTTTCAATTTCTTTTTGTGTTTCAGTCTTAATAACTGTATCATGTGCCTGAGTTTCAACACGCATTTCAGTATCATGTGCCTTAGTAGTCTGACGCATGAGTTCACGCTTCGTCTCAGCATCTTGTTTAACACTTTCAATGTCTTGACGTTGTTCAATAAACATTTGCAATTGTTGTAATTGTTGTTGCATCTGTTGAATAGTAGCCTGATCTTGTTTCAGTTTCATCTGTACGGCTGGTGGTATATCAGACATATCATCAATATTAGCTAATGGATTATTAATTGCTAATCGATCTGCAATCACATCTGCACCAGGGAAATCCATATTTCTTACTAATAAATCACCAGCCACTTGTACTAATGCTGGCTCTGCTTGGAACAATGCCATCATTGCATCAACAGCTTCTTGACGCTTAGAATTGTAACCTGGGCCTGTATCCATCACGACATCAAACTCACCAATGCTCATATCATTTAATATGCGTTCAATACCTTGTTCATCCATCTTACGTTCATTAATGGTCATAATCTCAGGTTTGCCATCGTCACCAATGATTCGCATTGCACGTTGAGTATCGTAAATTTTAGGTATTAAATCCAAAATAATACGACCAACTTGTCTTATAGAACGTGTAAGGTTGTCGTAATAGTGCATATTTGTCATATCAGATTGCATTTGCTGACCTTGAATTGCCTTACCTGATTGAATACCTTGTGGCAATTGATTAGGATCATAAATACCAATAACTGCCTGTAAATCTAAATTCATAGATTGCATTGCTGCCATCGCACCTGTTGGAGGTGACTCTGGTTGTTGACGAATTGGTGGATTAGCAGGTCTGCCATCAATATCCGTTTGTTTATAACGTAATACAGGCATAGCTTTAATGTTTGCTTGAGCCCACTCGTTCTCGTGGCCTTCATCTTGACCTTCTGCAAGTATCCATTTAGCTTTAGGTGCTAATGCAACAGTTTCAGTTAATGCAGTTGACCAATAGTTATACATCCGTTGTGGATCTTTGGCCATGCGAACTAAGCCAAAACGCTTATGTTTGCCTTGAACAATGGTGGACTGACCATAAACAGGGATAATTGGAATGTATTTACCTGCCCATTCACCTTCTTCCAACACTTGCATAGCAGTAACTTTGCACCATTTAATCTTTTTGCGTACGGAATCACGCTTATTTATAATTGTTACTTTCAATTCTTTCATTAAATCTTTGTCTACTTCATCTTCATAAATGCTAGAACCATCCGATAGTTGTAATAAAACAACATTTTCACGCTCTGTGTACCAATATTCTGCAATACGAATATCCTCTTTTTGTATCCAATCGCCTACAACATCACCTGTTCCACGACTGACAAAACCTGAATCTACTTCGGCATCAGGATACATTGCACTAAATGTTTTTTTAGGAATAAGTGTTGTAATTAAACAACGCTCTGCGTCTGAACCGTCAGCCATGATGGAATTTGGATCAAAATAAACTGTAAATGGATTTTCAATCGGTCTAATATAGATTTCTTGGTCAAAGCTATCGTCTTTAACGTAATCTGTCGTTATTCTGATATATCCCCAACCCATGCGAACTGCGTAATCTACGGCATTTAAATAGGCTTGGTCAGCATCTGACTGCAATTCTATGTGTCGGCACATTCCTGTAATAATCTGTGCTTGTTTTTCATTAGATTGAGTATTCATGCCATGAGCTTTAATTCTTGGTCGTTGCTCACGAATCTGATTAACAATTTGACGGCAATACGCATCTACCTTATTAATAGTAAGGCAAGGTCTGGCTTCTAATACTCTTGAGTTTTGCACGTCAACTGGCCATTGATCGCCAGCACTAAAACGTATATCATCTAAGGCTTCAGCACGATTATTGGAATCAACGTCATTAACTTGACGTAAATACTCCATAGCTTGATTAATACGATCATCTTGCTCTAAGATTTCTTCAGCCATAATTTGCCCTAAATGTAAAGACTATGTTGTATTTTAACCCATCCATGAACCACGTTCAATGTAAACTTTCTTTGGCTTAACTTTTTTAGGTTCATTTACCATTAATCCAAGCATTCTAAATGCGTCTGCACCATGCGAATATTGGTCGTGTAATGGTTTCTGACTCCATGAACCATCTTCTGCCACATCATACTTATAATGACGCAAACATTGTAAACCCTCATCGCAATTTTCTCTGTCAAAGTAACAACGATTAAATATAGTTCTTGCAGCGTTAATAGAATCTGTAACAGGCACTCGATCTAATATTTGTACTTTCATGCCTGTACTTCTTACAATATCTTCTATGCTACGACCAGAACCTAAGTTTTTAGCAGCAGCGTCATGAGGTAACCATAAAGTATCAAAGAAATACCCAAACTTCTGCATTTCTGCCAAGTACCATGAAATAGTTTGCTGATTAGCTTGCATATAACGTATCAAACGTATTTCCATGCCTATGAATTGCACAAACCAAATAGCCGTATGGTCAGCCCATCCCAAGTCAAATACAGCATGAACTGGTTTAATTGGGTCATAAGGTATACGAGTCAATCTGTTATCTAACTCAGCCATTTGCATTTCTTTGGCAAAAATAGCACCATCCACCGTTACTCGGCATAATCCTTCCCAAACAGTATTGTANGCTTCAGGATCACGATTCTTAAGTGCAGTACGTTCTAAATCTAATGTTTCAGGAAACCAGGGGTTATCTGACCAATTAATCTTTTGNACNATCGCAATTNTCCGGTGGGCTAATAACAAATCTTTGGAAAGTTTCGTCTGTTTCTAATTCTGGATTAAAAGTAATCCATATCTCTGATTGTTCCTTACGAATAGTCGGAATTAAGACATTCCATGACGTGCGACTTGTGGTCTGCGCTTCTTCTACCCAGCAAATGTCTACGCCTTCGTAGGACTTTACATTGGCAATATTGTTTTT